CCTGTGAGTCTATATAATCTAGACCCAGATAGATATATACTGCAGGAATCCAGAATGTTTGAATCGGGTTCGATGATCCAAATTCATATTTTTCAATAGAATAGAAAAGAACATCCGAACAATAGGGTTTTTTTCCGGCAAGAATATCCTCAAAATTTCTAGAATAATCTTTTATTATTTTTTCGAAACTTTCATCTAGTCTGAACAGCTTTATATCAAGCTCAGGATCGCCGAAGTCTGAGTCTTCATCCGGCTCTGGAAGGATCGTCTCGGCATTAAGTTCCCCAGTGCCATAAACCTTTCTTGTCTTTTTTAATTTAACTTTTATGTCTTCAATATCTTCCGGCTCGTCCGTAGGGGCTGCTAATCCTTTAATAAGTTCGATAAAGTATGACAAATCATACTTTTGTAAGCCCTTGCTAAATAAAGAGCTTGATTCCGAGAATTCTGTTTGGTTTGTCCCTGTCTTGTATGAAGAGACGAGTCCTGTCCCAGTGTATTGTTCATCTTTTAGCACGTCAGAAGTGCCAATCAGACCAAAGAAGCCGCTTTGAATTAAATTTAAAATATCGCAAAAAAGAGCAGACATGCCGGCATCGATGACCTTATCGCTCAATTCTTCTTTGTCTCTTCTTTGTGGACTTGAAAAAGAAATCATATTAAAAAATGGTAAATTATCACTTAATTGCTGAATTACAGTTGTATCATAGTAATCAGCATTGGATATTATATAATCTACAACGGTTTCAGACCCTATCAAAGTGTCTATATTGTCATTTTTAAGAGATCCAGTGGGTATTTCATAAAAATTGGGTATTAATTGCTCCGAGGTTTCGTTTGTTAAAAATTCGTAACTACTAGAGCCAAAATTATAATTAAAGTCAACGTCGCCCTGTATAATGCTCTTGTTGTCGACGTTTGATACATATTCTATTGGGGCATCTATTTCGAAATAAGAATCCTCATGTGTACCGTTCTCTTTAAATGATGAAGTTATCTCATTAAAAAAACTTTCTGAAGTTTTTACATTCATTCTGGTAAAATATGTTTTTGTTTTAAGTGGTTCGCCGTCTTGGAATCTTGGTCTACTTTCAGCATCACGCTCTTCTCTTTCGAAAACAGTGTATACTGCTTGTTGACCAGAAAGCACTCTTTCTTCTTCCGGATCAGGAGGATCAAATTCAAAATATAAACGATTGAGACGAAAATTTTTCGTCAAGCCCGCTTCGGGCAAATAAACACCGCCGATATAATAGTTTTCAAGATCGTTTCTGACTATATCAGTTGACGATCCATAGTTTTGAGAGGGTGCCATTTTCTTTTTATTTAATTTTGATTTTACGTCCATTTTGGTTCTCTTATAGTTTGTTTATAAAAACTTTCCTTTTACGATGAAATCTGGGACATCTATAGCTTTAAAAGTTTCCATTGTTTCTATCGTATCATTTTTTGTTAACTTCTTTCGTGTATTGAGGGTTTGATTTTTTACAGTGATTGTTGATAAAGAGCTTGATTCTAACACAGGGTCAATTGAAGACCCCTCTTGTTCCGCCCCTCCCTCTATAATAAAATATTTATCTGAATATGTAGAGTTTTGCACACCGCAGTCGAAAGCTTCAAGCACTTGAGTCTTACAAATAATTTTTGTTCCACTGTTTATATCAACACTGTCCAAAAGACCAAAAGTCACGTTTTTCAAGTCTATATTTCCGTCTGAGTCGGTATCGAAAACCAAAGTTTCGACCTCAATCAGATTCATAAAGCTTTGCTTCATCATATAATAGGTGTTTGGATTTTTTAAATAGTCGCCGCTTGTTGAAAGCCACTTAGTTCCCTTGATTGCGTCCGATTTTCCACCGAACAATGTCCGTATGTGATTGGGCATTGATTTTTTAAAATTGCTTTTTAGATTTGTTGTTGAATATGTGTCTTTTGATATATTCCAACCTTCTTCTTTTTGTAAAACTGAGTTTATCAAGGGTATATAGTCCGATACTTCATCTATTTTTCCATCGTAGTTTTTAAATTTTAAAGAGGCCGGTTTTAAAGAGGTAGAAGAAGTACTTTTCAATCCCTCATATAAGCTTTTGTAAAAAACACTACTTATCGAGATGCCTATTAATGACATCAACTGATATAAAAGCTCTTCTTTTGTTTCAGATGTGCCCTCTAATTCTTGATAATGTAGCTGGTTGTACACAGAAGGGTCAAATACATTTTCTTCGGAAATTGCTTGGTCTCTTATTTGAACGGGTGATAAATATCCATAATATGTTTGGCTTAAATCAAAATAGTCTGTTCTTGTTCGACCAGTTGTTGCGTCAGTTGCAGGAGTGCCAAAAGTATCTGCGTGCATCTTTTTTTGTAAAGTTTGAAAAGTGTCAAATTGTTCAGCGTCGATCAATTTTGTAAAGAATTCAAAACCAAACCTTCTTTTAATGTCTTTATTTGAAATTACAGAGATCCCGATTTGTTTGTTTTCTGGAATACCAACATAATCATAGTTTATATTTTTCAAATCCGTAAAATCTGCGTATTCATCAAACTGCTTTGAGTAGAAAAGCACTGACTTATCAGAGTTTATCTTTGAAAGGTTTCTTGATTTAGAAATATTTACCTGATTGGTGTTGATTCCCTGCAAAGCTTGCAACTTTTTTAATATATTATTAGTGAATTCAATTAAATTTAGCAAACTTTGTTGATAGTTTATTAAGTTTGCGATACTGTTTGTGAAGCTTTCTCCCAAACTCGCTGCATCGTCGTTTAGGACTGTAACAACTTGAGAAATTAAAGTTGCTGCGCCTTCTGCTTTTTCTCTATAATCTTCTGCTTTTGGGGACTTATTAATATATTTTGCGCCGTAATATTCCTCAAGGGACTTTAACCCGACTTCTAAATCGCGTATTCTTTCATCGATATAGATTTTTGTACCATCTTTGATGCTCATATCCATCGAATACCTATATAAACCCTCTTGGGATGTATCAAAATCATTGAATCCGACGAATTTTATTCCACTAGATAGTTCCAAATCCAACTCGCCCATTTCTCCAATTAAAAAATTTCGCTTAATGTCTTTATTTTCGACTCGATCTAATTCATCAGTGCGGGGTTGTTCTCGTGAAGAAGCTATTACTTCTTCTATAAAATTTTGAGAGATCTTTTCTTCTCTTTCTGCGAATCCGAGGAGCCTTTTTATCTTTTGTCTCTTTATTTTTAAGTCTAAAATCTGCGATAATATTGATATATCCCTCTTATCATTGTCTGTCAATCCTTTTTTCTGCAATAATCCGCCGAAAGAACTCATATTTCTTAAAATATTGAGTTTATCAATGCCAAACATTCCTTTTACTTGCGATTTCTTACCGAATGAGAGAAAAAGGTCAGAAGACATTGATCGATCTTGTATTTTGTCACCGGATAAGTCAAAACTAAACAAATTTTCATAAAATTTAATTCTTAAATCTTCGTTATCTCCAATAAAAATATCGTTTTCGATAACTTGTGTATTTTTTAATGAATAATATTGTGTAATTTTTGGTGGTTTATCATCTACGCTCTGGTAAATTATTGGTACCACGGTCACATAAAGATTTTTTGTTTCGTTTTGGACATATAGCTCCCTCAAATTTCTTTTAGATGAGAAGTGGTACACTATGCTTGCTTGAAGGGTTTCAGCTGGAAGAGTTACTACTGAATGAGTTATTGGCTGTGAGTTTGTCTTTTTTATGCTCTGGGCTGCGTCATAATCAACGAAAAGATCTTTCAACAGCTCTCCGCTTGCATCTCTTACGGTTGATTTGGTTAGTTTTTGTATTTCAACTATAGTATTTCTTTGTAGGACTTCACTCGCTGGTGTCGAAGTCTCGCCTGTTAGCTGTTTTATTTGATCGAGAACCAAATCATTCTTTGAATATATGATGATTGCATTCAAAGAAGAGTCTTTAGACAGGTCCAATTTTGGATTGCGATATACCCCAGAAGATATATCAAAAAGTGCTTTTGTTCCAACCTCAAAATCAACTTCTGCCGTATAATTTGTCTCGCCATCGAAGTTAGACGTTTCTTCCGAAATTGTAACTTTATTTATTTTAAAGGTGCCCATTATCCACAATCCTCCACATCATCTTCGGTGACATTCGTTCCGTATATATCTGCAATAGCTTTGATTACTTCTGGAGTTTTGCGATAATCAAACGCTTGATCGTTGAAAAACCCTTTAGATTTAATATTAATAGCGGATTTTTCCAACACTTGTCGGTCGATTTCTGAATCACAGTAGATATGAAAATAATATTCCACATTGGTTGTTGATAATTTAACTTCAGTATCGTCTTGCGGTACTTCATCTAATAAAATATTATTAACGATGTTATCTTTTTGCTTTTCAGCAAAAGTTAGTGGGGTTAGTGTACTCCCCGACACTTCGTAAACCTCAATGTCAAAGTTTTCGAAATCAAAATCAACATTCTCTTCTAAAATGTCGGCTAATATATAATCTGTTTCTATTGAAAGATATTTACCATCTTGCCCGACTGGTCCATCTATATATTTGTTGTTAATGTTGTCATCCAAGCCAAGTACATCTACCATATCCATCGGTAAATCGCCTGCTGCCTGCCCTGTGTTCTTTATTTCGTATTTAAAAGTAATTTTAGTATCAATTTGATCAATTAGCTTATTTCCAAGTGGTGTTCTGTAGTTTAAATCGTAATTATTAAAGGTGCCGTTCAACATAGTCAGGGAAATAGCCGGTGTCTTTTGATTCCCTATGTCAGCAGAAGATAGTGCATAGGCCAGTGTATTTCTAGCTAATGGTGCCGTAACATTTACCTTATCTCCGTCACCAAAATCAACCTCTTGTGTAATCTCCGAGTCACTCGTGAATTTGCTTTGTGTTTGAAATTGGGGAGTCTGTAATTTTATTCTATTTTTTGTTGCACTTTGATCTTCCTGTACTCCGCCGTATTCTGAATCATAGAGGATATTGTCGTCAAAGAAAGCATAATAAACCGGCTTCATTTTGCCACGAGCAAGAAGATATTTTCCATATGGAGTAAGTTCTATGTCTAAAACTTCTTCTTTTTTATTCATGAATAGCATTTACTTTCTTCCTATGGCTTTTTGATCTGCTTCAAATTGATAACTTCTAGTGTTTGGACTTCAGCATTAATTAGTTGTTGTTTTGTTTTTATTTGTTCTGTCGTTGCTGCTTTTGTAGAAGACCGGTCGGGGGAAAACTCTTGTGGAAATCCAGTACTGGATTTTGTTTTATAATTACCGGCACTGGATGGCTGTACATCGAAACCATAAGATACCTTTGAGTCTACTTTTGCAAACTCAATCATTGAAAAATAGTCGTATGGCCAGTTATAACTAAACTGGTTTTCGGAAATGGGAGTTTTTTGACCCTGACTTGACAACAAAAGCTTTTCATAACTTGTTTTTGCTCTTTGTTTTACCTTAAATACCATCCATTGTACAGACTCTCCATTTGGACCTGTTAAATCGTCCAGTTGATATTGTCCAGTCGATATTAGTGGGTGACTAACGACAGATTCAATTTGCTCAACATCATCCTCGATATCACCAAAAAATTGGGCAGTATCTTTTTTTGTTCCAAATTTTGGCGCGATGTTCTGCCAAATATATGAAAGATCGTCTTTATCAAAAGTGTGTTCAAATTCAAAAATGTACATTGCCACAGGTATTGCAGAACTATTTCTAAAATAGTCAAATTCCGGAGGAAATACATATTTGTCTCTTATTTTTAGAGCACTCTCTATTAATGTTGGTTGATCTTCACCAAAAATTGCATTTGGATTCATATCTTCAATATTTTTTGCAAAGCGGCGTAGCTCGGAAAGTTCATTGTCAAGATTACCGTTACCTTCGGTTCTACCTAGTTTGAAATAGTTCTTTTGAGGATTTGCTATAGACTTCACGCCAACTTTATTCTTAGAAGCTTCATAGTAGAAGGGGACCGCTACTACTCCCTCATAAACTGTTTTGCTTGAAGCTGTTCGACCAATCTTTTTAGAATTTGTAACTTTATTAAAGCCCACCACACTAGAAAGAGAGCCCAAGAATCCACTTTTGTATTTTGTCGATATATCTTCTTTTTTGGCTCTCGTATTGAGCCAAGCGGTTGGGATATCTCCAACTTCTAAGAAAATTCCTTGGTTTTCTGCTTCATCTGGAATTGTTCCAAACTGGTGCCACATGCCCATTGGAGTTGTGGTTTTTCCAGATGAGCCACTCCAAGGCGTACTTCCCGCTTGAGGCAGCGTCACATTATTAAAAATGCTCAACGATTGATAACTTCCTGTGCCGGGGTTTGAATAGTTTGCTCTACCATATGGACCAAAATTTAATACAGGTGTCTCAAACTTTGTTTGAATAGCCCATTGTGCCTCGTTTTTATCTTGATCTTCCAAAGATTCACCAAATAACCTATTGAAGATATTAATAGAGGATGTCAATTGCATAGCATAATCATTCACACTTGCACTATGCATTGGGTAAGAAGACGCGGCGGCATCTCCTGATGGCCAAGAGTCCGGAGAATATCCATCAATTCTCCAACAAACAATTTCTGAATTTGCCTGTATGTCATCGATTGTGGGTTTTCCGGTATTCGACGGTGTATAAATAATATCTACCCAAGCCTCGCCATTGTAATAAGGAGGAGTATGAGACACGTTAAATCCATAGGTGCTATCATAAATCCATCTCTGGGGTTTAACTACAGAAGTAATATCTCCTGTGATTGCGCTGTAAATAGCACCATACCCAAAGCTTTGACCGTTAGATGCGGTCGCATAACTTCCAGATCCAGCCATCGGAGGACCGAATGCAGATGGGCGACTATACATATTTAATGTGAACATTCTGTAGTTTTCATCATTAAACGCAACAGGAGAAGATCCCCCTCCGGGGTTTCTTACATCCCAGCCTTTTGCGCTCGCACTAGAGAAATATTCTTGCGGGGTTGCCCAATCCGTATCTTCTCTTTTTTGACCCCTCGTACTTCTTCTCATCTTAATTCTCAAGCCGTAAGATACACTACTGGTTACTGCACTAAAATTTGATTGCTTGAGGCTGGAAATTGTTGTTAGTTCTGAATCTTCCAAAAAGAAGTCAACTGTAGATGCCAAAAAGTTATTAATTGAAAGTGAATATTTGTTATTGGAATTTGGTCCCTTGCTTATACTAGACGAGTTAAAGGGAGCCACAAGAGATGCAGAAGGATGCGGTTCCATATCAAAGAAGGTAATTCCTTCTAAGTTTGTTGGATTCAAAATATCTTCGAACTGAACTCTGTGATGCCATCGACCCAGATCGTCACTTGCCGTACCAATTGCATAATAGTCTGTCATGCCTGTGTATGATGAAGTGTAATTCACGACTTCAAAAGAGCCGGTATATATTGGGTAGTCAACAGCTATGCCGGATTTGATCGTATTGTACAAAATTCCCGGAGAGAACAAGGGAGCCAGAATAGGACGCATTTTTAGATTATCTGGTGCGGAGCTTGTAGCCCCTGTGCCACCAAAAATAGAATCTGCATAAACATCTTTAAAATTTTTGGCAATTTCTAGCGTTCTTTCCGCAGGATAAAACCCGTCATATGCTATAAATTTCTTTAAAGCTGTACATTTTAAGGTCAGATGCTTAGGAAACTTTTCAAACTCATCATAGTCATTTGAAATAACTTCAAAATTTTTCATGAAATCTGAATTTGAATAGATTCTATAAAAATTAGTTTGACCACTGTTTTGAGGTGTTTCTTTAGATGTTTGAATATCGTAAGTAGCGTCGTTTCCTGCATCGGTGGTGTATGCAACGGTTTCCGTATTACTTTCGTTTACACCAAAAATAGAATAAGAAGACTCATTTTTAGTTAAAAATCCATCACTGCTGTTTAAATATTTTTCAACATTATCGCTGATCTTGTATTCTGGGATTAGCGACATATCTTTATTTTTTATTCTCATAATCTGATTGTATAAATCATATTTGTCATAGAAAGGTCTGGATGGCGAAGATACAAAGTTGCCATCTTCATTAACGTATCCTGCTTGTTCGTGTGCTTCAAATTTAGCATTTCCACCAAAAATAGAAACATGACCTCCCGGATTGTTTCTTCCTCCGGGCCAAGAAGTGTTTCCTACATTGGTTGCAGGTAGTTCTTCTGTGTCCAAATAAGTAGTAGATGCTGCAAATCTGCTACTTATCAAGTAAAGTTTAAGAAGAGGAGAAGCGACTAATGTAATGACCTCTCCTCCAAACCATGGGTATGTAGCAAACGGATCAACTGTCGAGAGGCATGCGCCCATTGTTTGCTTTCTCGCATAGATTGGTCCGGGCTGTAAGTCTGAAACGTCTCCTGTTTGGTCGTGTACAAAATTGTACGCAAACGTGTAGTCATTTTGCAATTCGCCAGCTGCGCCACTTGCTGCATTATAGGCAACAAAAGTTGATATAGCAGTACCGAATTGTTCAGATGTATCGAGTGCCCATGCACTTTGAGAAATTGCGAATCCTTGAGAGTTTGTTCCACCAAATTTCTCAAGACCTAGCGCAGAGCGATCAGTTCTAGAATCTCTCCAGAATGTATTTTTATACCCAACTCTTTCTCGGTTTCTTCTAGAATACATATTGATAGAACTTGGATATACTTGCTCTCCATATGAGAAATATTTAAGTTCTTGAACGGGGTTACTGGGATCCTCTAAGGCACCCTTGGTGTATAATTTTTTAACCCTTGCATAAGGAGATTTATTTTCTCTATAACCATCGTTTTGACCATCTATATTTAAATCGTTATTTATCTGATTATTTGAGAAAAAAGTAATATCATTTTCATAAGTTGTAGTAAATCTTAAATCCTTCAAGGTGGTGAAGGCAACGCCAGAATCAGTATTTTCCACCGCAAGCGTCAATTTTGTCTGGAGTGGTTTGTATTTTGAAATAATCGGAGAATCATCAACGAGTCTAAACACATCATTTTCTAAATTATAAGCTGTTAAGTTTGATGAATTCCACTTTCTAACCAGTGGGTTTTGGTTTCCTCTGGTCTGTTTCCAAGATGGATGCTGGTATGGTCCATTTCTTCTTAAAATATTAGAATTGAATAAGGAAGTGGAGCCACTTCCGACGATTCCGCCGGTGATCAAAACACTATTTAGATAACTGTCGATATTGACTCCGAGGGTCGATTTATAGCCTATAAAAGAATTTGTGTATTCTAAAGGTTCTCTGGAGTTTAAGTTTAACCAATTATAACTCGTTGGTAAGAATGGCTTATATGTAAAGCCTACATTTTGTATATCTCTGCCAAATTGTGGGCCGCCAAGCCCATGTCCGGTTTTTTTAATGCGAGAAATAAAATCACTCGCGGAAGAAAAAGTTATTAAAGAATCTTCACCATCGTATGGAAGATAGCCAAAATCGTTGTAAGATATTGCCGATGCAGTGATCCAAGTGTATTGTCTGTCCGTTCTTGGAATCGGATGTTGTACAAAGAAGTTGTCATACACTGACGAAGTAATTGTAGTGGAACCAGACTCTTTCATTTGCCTAATTGCATTTCGATTTACTTGATATACACTTGCTGTTCCAAGATAATTTAAAGAATTTACCTCAGATGGTCCCCGACCTTTTCCAAAAGTATCGGAATAGAAGCCAAACTGGTTGACATGAGAGGCATAAAGCCACGTCAATGGTTCTCTGACTGCAAAGTTTCTGTAATTTAAATCATTGTATGAGGAATATTCTGCTGCCTCAACATCTAATCCGGGGCCCCCATTGGAGTCGCCCATGGTATTTGGGTCACCGGGAGATGAAAAGCGGTTAACAAAGACGTGAGAATTTCTCCCTCTCTGCGGTTTTGCATAATCGTCCATCCCGGCTACAAAAGGAGAGGGCACTAATGCTGGTGTAAAGCCACCTGCTTTTACAAAAGCAGAGTTATTGGTTGTTCTACCCGTTGTGCTAACTATCTGGTATTCATCAGAGTAGTTTCCCTCACCGTGTGTTGATGTATTCGTCTTAATATTTGCTATATTCAATGGACTCTTAGCCGTCAGACCACGATAAAGCATAGCTCTTGGTCTATTAACCGGCTGATGAATCAATTTTATTGAATTTGGAGATGTTTGGAACTCTAAAGCCCATGCTTCTGGTCTACTTTCTTGATTATCGGTGCCATCATTTAGTTTTATATGCCTATGTTGGTTACCACCTACGAATTTTTCCGTAAATGGACCCTGTACTGGGACATCGCTATCTATATATGAATCTATATGGATATTTGTTATGCCAAAACCTTGTTTGAAGTTATCATTTATGGTTTTCTGATAACCTTCCTTTACGGATGAAGAGATAACAGTAAACGGAGATAGATAATCCCCTTTGCCTGATGCATATGGGTCGGCATTTAGGTTATTTTTTAATTTAAATGGAAGTTTTTTCTTTATATTTAGCCCAGAGTCGTCTAGGCAGTCCTTTACGTCTTTTACATCCGTCTCTTTTATGGATAATCCGTCTGTTTTTCCAAATTCTACAGATTTTTTGACGTTTTCTCTTATGTTGTTGTCTTTTTCTAAGCCAGAACTTATAATCTTCTCTCTTTTTACACTATATTTGTAAGGAGTTGAATATTTTCTGTTTAAAACTGACAACGTAGCACTTAAAATCGATTGTTTGGCTGAATTAACACCACTATCCGGGGTTGAAAGGGGCGGCTGGTCCCTCTCTGCTCTCTCTTTCCACCAAAAACAAGACTCATTTTGATTATTATTTACGGGATGATGCCCATCTTTCCAATTATAGGTTAATTCGTTGATTCCACGGATACCTGCTTCCGGATCTTCCTGTTTGAGATCTACAGTCGGGTATTTATTCCAGTATTTATTTCTTTCTAAGACATGACTTTCAATCATATTCCTTATGCCGTCTTGCTTTTCAGCTGAAGCCGGGAATAAATTCATAAGCATGTCACCAAGTGAGTCGTCTACCCACTTATAATATTCGATATATCTCTCTACATCGGGCTCATTTTGCACCTTTTCAAAGAACAATTGTCTTAATTTAGAAAGAGATTTGTATTCTTGTCTATATCTGTTTACTGGGTCACCAATCAGATTATTAAAATCCAAGATGGTTGAGAAATAGTTTAATATTTCAGAAGTTATTGCGGCATACATACTCTTTTCTACTGCAAAAGTGAGCGTAGAGGGTCTTGTTTGCCTTGTAAACAGTTGTTCGTCCTGTGTATTATATATATTAACAGTGTTGTTAGCACTAACTATTTCTGGATTTTTCTGGATTGCGACGGGAACGAACTCTGTATTTACAACTTTCGTGTCATTCGGGTAGAAAAAGTCTCCGCGAGCGGGGTGGGCAGTGCCAAGTAAGGAGCCCATCCAACCATAATCACCTGAAAACGTCGATGAACCAGAAGAGAAATCGACGACAGTAAAGCCAGCGTCTGCTGTTGTGGGAGATCCGGATCCAGCATCGGATCCAGTAATTTGATCGAACCTCCAATGGAGAGCTAAAGTCTCCATCTGTGGAATCTCTACGTTATCTATTGAAGTTACAAAATTGTGCACGTTCCTAAGAGGATGCATTGTTCCAAAATTATCAGAATTTTCAGCATGTGACTTAATTACACTGTTTTCTAATGTTGAGGTCCAATATCTAACTGAAGAAACTTTTATATCTGAGCCGTTAAGAGCTGATCCTGTAAAATTTTGTCTGTGTGCTCCAGCATAAATTCTTTTTGATGTATTTAATAGTTTATCGCCATCTGATGTTATGACCCCTTGTAAATTTATTTCATCTTGAATAATGTCGGAATATGCATTGACAGCATATAATTTTATATCATAGTCAGTAATCGATGATCCAGATACAAAATTTGCGCCGGTTTTAGATGGTTCTACCGTTAGCGATATATTCCATTTTTTATTTTCATACAAGTCTTCTATTACAGAAGATGTTAACTCTGTTCCATAATAGGAACTTGTTACTAAGAAATATCCGCTTTTTTGGTTTCCGTTTGTTGGTGGCGAAACTGCGTAAACTTGCATATCATAGTCATTAGTTGGCCAGTTGAAATTTTGGGGCTCTGTTGGTATTGCAGAGTGAAAACCAAATATGGAAGAGCTATGAAACGGGGTCGGGAAATAATCATAATCGCTTCTAGATCGCTTGTGTGGTAAAATTATTTCCGTTTCCAATGTGAATGACGTATAATTTTCTAAGTTGCCACCAGAGGCGGATATGAAGCTTGTGGAGAGGGGACTTGACGAAGTTTGCTGGTATAATGAGCCATAAAAATTATCAGATCCGTAAAAATCTATAAATTTCTTTTTTGTAGAAGAAAAATCTTTGTTTTCTCTTAAATCATAAGTTAAATTATTTGCATATGCATTTATTTTAATTAAATTCTCATCAACTCCGTAGCACCTCGTAAGATTTCTAAACGCAGTTGCTGTACCTTTTGATTTATAAATCGATACAATATTATTGTATATGTTTTTATAGATAGTATTTTTTATTTCTTCTAAGCTTTCTTCAAAAAGTTTTCCTTCCGATCTATTAAATATCTGATTGATAAGGGATGAGTCTGCAAATATTTCTGGAGCCACAAACCCATAATTAGACAACAGCATGTCTGCAAATGGCAACTCCTTAGTATTATCCGGACTATATGACACGTCTTTTATTTTATTTACTTCTTGGATTTGTAAATAAAGTGTATCAAAAAAGCTTGACATTATTTGAGATAATTTCTTTAAATCTTCTCCGCTTTGTTGATCTCCCTCTACTATCCAATTTGGAAATGTATTATATAAAGATGTGAAATTTGCCACATCGTAGTTTGATCCGCTAATTTGAAAATCTGACTTTAGAGATATAACAGAGGGGTGCTCTGAATATATAATCGGGTCTTTAAATTCTGCGTTGGCTGCGCCGGCAAGTACCATTGCAGAGCCAGTATTTCTAGAAGAACTATTATACCCTTTCCAATTTCCGTTTGTTACTCGACCAGAATAGTCTAATACTGTAGTGTCGATATTGGTTTGACCAGTAGTCCCCTCATTAAACTTAAAGTATACTCCCAAGGAAGCATTGGAGACATCCGTATTAGTACCGCCGTCGACCTGCGTAAACCAGTGTCTGCCTATTTGTTCGGATGTTCTTTTTGTTTTCCAAAACCTAAATTCGTCTAGTGATCCAGATAATTTACCCCATCCGAGGTCTCCGAGAGAAGAGGTGTTTATGATAGCTGGACTTGTTAGTGCTCCGATGTTTGCTTGTAAGGCACCGCCAATTTCAGAAATTGTACTAATACGAGTGCTAGATTCTAAAAGTTGTCCGTTTCTATAAAAGTCGACGTTGATCCCACCGGCAGCCTTATACATTCTAAATGCATAATGACTAAATGTTTGCAAGCCAGTCGGCGTTATAGTTGATCCGAAATGAACTTCTTCGTAGGGTCTATCAGATCCAGATTGGATGGTTAAGATAAAATTATTATTTAAACCGTCTTCGAGCTGCAATAAGACTCTTCCATAAGAATCTGCAGAAGAGGAGGCGTTATTCCATAAATCAAAGATTACTTCTTTTTTTGTGAGTGTGGGATGAAAAGATTCTTTTTTCAACCAAAATTCTACAGTAACACCGTTATCAAAATTTGTTTTTAAGTTGCTCTCTCTGGTTCCCGCTCCAGTAAAACCTTGATCACTATATATGTTTGTATTATACTCGTTTGAATCACTAAAGGTCTCGTTAAGTGGTTTATTAACCATGCCCTGTGAAGCTGTATGTGGACCACCAACGAATGAAATATATTCTGGTGTAGATGGTTCACCATAGCCGCCGGTTAGTGACCCTTCCCTAGCACCCCAGCCTTCGGCCGAGATTGTAACAAAACCATTCGTTCTTGGATATCTATTTTCTAGTATCCAAAGATCCAGATATGTTGATTGATTTAAATACTGCTTTTTTTCTTTTGAAGATCCGTCGTAAGGATAATCTTCATAAATTCTAGTTATAGCATCTTCATAGTAGGATTCTGCAGAACCATACTTAACAAAGTTCTCTGGCTTTGAAAAGTCAAGCTGCGGGATAAAGGTTTCTTTTTCTATTATAGTCTGGTTTACATTTTCAAAAGATTCTGCATCTTTTCGAATATTTTCTGGTGTTTCTGAAAATATCTTGTAAGGTGTTTTGCCATCAAAAAGTTTTCTTATACTCATACTTCTTCTACCCTAAATTTCCACATGTAAGGTTGCTCAATGTAACTGTCAACAGTTTCATCATAAAACGCCACCTTAATTCCATATGAATATCCGGGTTCTAGAAGATCCATCTTTAGATCAAAATAATTTCCGCTTACATCAAATGACATCTCTGTGCCCCTATCGCTACCTGTATTATATGGAATCGCAATTAAATTATCTGTAATTCTGTGAATCTGATATGATCCACTTTCAATAATTAAAGTGTCAGTTTTCTTAGACGCTACTGTATAAATAGTTGGACTCCAATCTTTTTGTCGAACATAAAATTTAAATCTATTTGTTTCATGTGTATAATACGAAGATCGCAGATTTGTTAAGTTTGTAACATAATTAGGATATGGGCTATATCCAATTGCAGCATGATTTTTGATTTCAATGGTTCCGGTATGATAGCATGTATCCAGACCCGCTGCAAACCACCTGTCGTATACTGTCTCTTGTGTCGTATCTAGAGAAAAAGATGCAGAATATATTCCAGTAGAAACATATCCGCCAGTTATGGCGGTCGGGGTTAATGGGTCTCCTGCGGATGCAGATGAATAGACTTTAACATATATCTCGCCGGTACCTACTGCTGGGATATTTCTCAGTCTACCCCCGATTGCATTATAAAGGTACACTGTTCTGTTGTTTTCTTCTGCTGGGAGTAATGAAGAACTTGCATAGAAATTACCTCTGTCATCCTTAATTGATGAGTCCCACACTGCCTCGATGGTCGGTCTCTTAAAAAAGAATTCAGAACCTCTTCCAAAAAATTTCTTAGTGTAATAAGATTCTTTGGCTCCCAAATTATTTGTTACTTGTCCACCAGAATTGTCAGGTACTGTACCATTTTGCCCGGAACATGTGCCTGTGACGATAGTCATATTTCCAGATCCAGTTGCAAACAAATTTGTCGTTCCGGCTCTATCAAAGATACTGGCTTCGGTGGGAGGGGTTCCAAGTTTAATTTCGTCCCTCGGATCGTCTCCATATACCCACCAGTTGAATAAGTCAGCAGCTGTCGATAATGAACTCAAATTAGCTGGACAGCCAGAGTTGTATAATTCCGTTATTTCCGTTGGGGTTAAAATTTTATTATAATATGCGATATCATCCACAAAGCCAACAAAATTAGTCGAGCTGCCAGCGTTTGACCCGCCAATAGCCACCATGTCAAAAGAGTTTGGGGTGCCGGTGGGTGGTCCAGCATCCGTTGTCGCGGTTGCCGCCGTACCGTTAAGATATAGAATAGGTGTGCCGCCGGCAGTCTGGTTATGGGTAATAGCAATATGGGTCCACGTATCCTGTGGTATAGTATCGGCTGATGTTATCCAAGAGTTTGTTCCAGAGAAATTTCTTTGGTATTTTAATTGTTGAGATGTTGCTCTAAAAATTGCACGAGAATATGATACTCCGCCTATATTTTGCCAAAAAAGTATATATCTCAACGCACCGGAATCAGTTGGCTTGATCCAAGCTGAAATAGTTGATGGTCCATCAGCTGGCATCGCAGCTGATCCAGACAAAAATCCCTGCCCATCAAGCTGAACTGCTTCTCTTGGGAAGAATTTCTCATAATAAGCCTCTTGGCTCGATGTTAAATGAACGCCTACTCCATAATTTGGAGTTGTTCCAGCTATCCACCTCTCTACCAAGCTTGTTATATCTATTTTTAAATTTTCGTTTCCAACAGGAAAAGTTTGAGAATATGCAGGAGATTCTAAATAATCACCGCCGGCTGTAGCCCAAGGAGTGTTGGCGGCTGAATTTGTCCAATTTGATCCCAGCCCATCATTGGTGGTATCTTTATAATTATCCATATCCAAGCCGGTTCCCTCTTGCCAAGAACTAGATACTGGAAGTACAGTTAGCTCCATTTCTCTTGGGGTAGTCTGATTATGTGGAGCATTATACATGTTTAAATAAAAGTTAACACTTCCAGCTGCAGGTATTATTCCCCTAGTTCTATCGAGGGAAACTTCGCTGATTGGGAATTGAATTAAAATTCTCTCCAATTCAGTAGAAGATGTACTGGCCTGTCCATATATAGAAAAGGTTTCTAGTATATCTGACAATCCCATGTTCGCGCCCGTTGCGCGAGTTGTCAAATTAGATTTAAAAGCATTACTTATTGTATTGTCTTTGTTTGCATAATATTTTTTAATAGCCATTATTTTACAATTCCTGTTATATCCACTGTAGGATATTTAATTTCATAACAAACATTATCCGGGCATCTCAAATATCTTCCGTCTGCCGACATGTTTGTTTCTATATTAAGTGATGTGGATGAGTATTTACTACCAGTTTTATTAACAATTTTTACATTTCTTGTATCAACTACACCATTTATTCTGTTTAATTCGTAATAAACGTCTGTAATATAAAAGGGCTCCCCCATCTGTAAGGATTTTTGATATCTTGCAGATAAAGTATCGATGCATTTTCTATATATATCACCTTTGTTGAAGCTAGAGTCCGAGATGACATCAAATTCAATACCAATGTTTATGATTTTAGCATCTAAAATATCAATAGTGTCATTAATCATCTTATAATCAGATATCCATATTTTTAAATTATTTTTCAGAGTATCATTTAAAACTGTTAACTTAGAGTTTTCATCCGACCCTAACACATATGCATTTATATTTCTTTTAAAGGAGTCCGAATCTAAGACTATATTACATCTGCTTATCGATCCAAACTTAGAAGGCATTGAATATATTAGTGCTTCGTAATCCTTATCGGTGACTGCTCTTTTTTGAGTCGCAAAATGAGCCAAGGCTCTTACTTTTATTTCCTCGTTGCTTTGTTGTACGGAGCTTCCAATAACAGGCTCGATATTTATTATTTCCATGGAAGATCTTACTAAGTTTATCTTTGTGGAATTTAAATTTACAATATCTACAAAATCTATATTCAAAGAAACAAAATTTGTTACGGTGCCGGCGGCTGCATTAGGGTTGGAGTTAGAATTTTTTCTATATCTTATTATTAGAGTAGTGTCCGAAGGGGAAATTCCCAATGTATCGGTTTTACCTAACCTCGTTGGGTCAATATCCACATCCGTGATATAATTCCTGCCTTGCATTTTTAAGGCAACTGATGAGGGATCGGCGATTGGGTTTGTTGATATCTCATCTTCAGAACCATGACCAAATTGTAAAAAATAATCCTCCCCGTCATACTCAAAAGTAAATCGTCGAGGCACTGAAACGGGTCTCAAATATTCTTTAGCCGTATCACTGCCGCTTTCTTTATTAGCAAACGTTTTATATATAATATTTTGAGTGAGATTGTCTACTTGAAAGTATTCATTACCCTCGAAGTCTGTTACCGAAATTATTTCAACCACGTCATCATCGGGTATTAGAATTTTTTTGAATTTTTCATACACGCCGGCTTCAACTCTGGATTCTTCAATTTGACCAGATATTATTTTCCCGGAGGCTTTAATAGCGTATGAAGTGGGAATTCCTGTCGACTCATCCACCCTTCCAACGACGATTTTATTTGACGGGTCACTAAATCTTATATCTTCTGTTAAAATAAAGTTTTTGCCCTCTGTATTAGAAAAAGTGCTACCTTCTCTAATTATTGGGTAGTATGCAGAATCCGGACCAAGACCAATTTCATTTGCCGGAATCAGGGCATAAATTTGTATTTCACCAGTTGCGGTTGAGATATTTTCATAATTATACCCAAGCTGCTTTGAGAGTCTAATAATATTCTGCCTCTCAAATGCAGTTTCTAAAAAAGACTCATTTGCCTGATAATCTACGTAGTAAGACAAGACATCGCCGACGTAAGAAACGGTGTCCAGCATTAAAGAGCCAAAGGAGGCATCATTAAAATCTTGATATGTCTCCGGATAGTACCTCTTGGTATAATCAACCAGCGACTGTTTGATGCTGTCGAAGTCTCTTGCTGTATATTTAATTGCGATTTTTTTCTTTGCCATATTATATCCCCCCTATTGTACTGTTTCTCTCCAGATTTATAAACAATTCTTCATTTGTTGTAAATGAATCAATAAAATATGTAATTTTAACGCTTATTGTGTTTTCATTATTTGTGGGGCTAATGTCAACCCCTGTTAATGTTATATATGGCAAATATAGAGCGACTTGATCACTTATTTTTTCTCTAAGTTCTCCGGAAATAAAGGCACCTTCTTGTTCAAAAAGAAATCTACTTATACCAACTCCAAAATTTTTATCCATAATTCTTTCGCCGGGGTTCGTCAAAATTAACATTTTTAAATTTTGCTGACCCATTTCTTTTATTGTTTTTGAAAGAGAGTATGGTCCATCATCAGAATTATATGTCAGTGGTAATTTTGCAGAAAATCCGTAAGGC